GCTGGCACCAACTACATCAAACCCTATAAACATTGGGCTTTTACACAAATCTAGAGTTCTGGAAGAGAAGATGCCAGACAAACATTAAACCCCGCAAACATTGAAAATTTCGCTATAAATACTCAAAATCCCTTTATTTACTAGCATTACTGTTCTCTGGTAGTGAGCCAGCAAAGAAGCATCAGGTTCCCAGAAGACCGACATTAAACCCTATAAATACAGACTAATTCCCAAATTCCCATATAGAGATGTAAATTCCCATATGGAAATGGCAATTCCCAATTTTAGATACAGCTCTCCCACCCCGTCCTTATGCCTGAAAGTTACTCAGGGGGGGGTGCTAGGGTCAAAATTGAATTATTGGATATAGCTCACCGCGAGCCTAGAAATCAAGTATGTGTTAAGAGGCTTGTATTATAAGGGGTACCCGAAGATACCCCCTAAATAGAAGCGCTACTTACCTGTCTTCATTCCAGTCATCAAAGTCTGGGCTGAAGTAAAAGTAGATACCACCAGCAATACCCATAATTGCAAAGGCAAGAAAGGTACCAGCTATCATAGACTTAACCCAGAATAAACCTGGGTGTGTATGATAGTCAGTTGCTGTAGGTACTAACAACCAAGCAAGAATAGCTGATAATGTTTTCATTATTCAGTACCTCCGTAGTTGTCTTCTTCATTTATTTGTATTAGATATGGCAACAAGTCAGTTCCATAAATAAGCGATTGCTGTTTATGAGAATCTGAATCGTCCCAATTACTATCTAAGAACCTAGCAAGTTCTTCATTGAAGCCCTTTCTAAGTGGATTCTTACAATAACCTACAAACGAATGTAAGTTAGTTACATATTGTAGAGCCTGTTTATATCTACCTTCATTCAATAAGTCTGAAAGAAGATGTACATATCTCCAACATGCGTCTAAGAATGCCATGTTCTTAATTAGTCTATCTGCACGTAAGTTAGAGTTGAATGCCCTAACTTCCATTGTTGTACCATGACCATTAAGGTTTAGTGCGGAATATCTATTGGCATGCGACCTTCTTCCGTTCTTAATGACATCGTAGAATATCTTACCGAGCTTACCTTCAATCAGGTCTTCTCTATCAGATTCTCTATCGAATGGTACATTGTAATGGCACCATTGGTTTTCAGACCTTTGACATATGATTTCCAAGAACGGTTTACCGTCATCGTCAACATATAGTTCAAAGGTTCTCCACAGAACTAGGAACAAGTAAAGTTCCGCATCTGTAAAGGCAGCTTTAGGCATATGTATATGTATACCTGCACTGTCATTGTGATAGCCAGACAAGCCACCTGCATTGTCTTGGACAATCTGTGCAAATGGTCTGAATGACTCAACTGTCATAGGTTGAAAGTTAAATTCAACACCACAGTCAAGTGAGCCATCATATTTTGCTATTACTGGATTGATGTAAGGATATGTTTCTCTACCCTTACTTATAGCATATTCACGCATGTGCTTGTAAAGATATTCATTAGATTTAGTAATGATATCTTGAACAGGAACCCATTCATGTATGCTTCCGTTATCGCAATCATAGTCACAGTAACCATGGTCAGCTTCGTCACAGTAACCGCAATCACAGCTACATTCGGGACCATCATACTCTGCTTCCAATTCCATACCCATAGGGATACCAGTTTTCCAGTATCTTTTTTGGATATTCTTTGTTGCTTGCTCCGTAGAGCATTTACCATTTCTTCTACCAGCTGGTAGAGCAATAGTATTTTCGTGTACTACAAAGACACTGTGCGAACTACGCACCGAACTCAATGAGTCCGGTGTTTCGTCTACGTTGTGTCTTATGTTTTCTGTACTTCTAGGCATAATTATTATCTCCTATAGTTTTTTATTATATTGTGTTACCAAGTCGTGTCACAGGTTGTACAGTCTCAACGACTTCTTCAACCTCTTCCTCAGTAGTTTCTTCTTGTTGCTCCCAGAGAGAATCAATTTCGTCTTGAGATATTTCCAAGTCGTCATCGTTTCTCAATAAGAACTCCATAAGATGATGATACTTATGATGATTGTCTGTTATGAATTGAACAAATACTTGCTCAATGTTTAAGACTCCATCAAAGTCTTCATCATGTGTGTTCCTAATCAGACACTCTTCAGCATCTGACCATTCGTCGGCTTGATTACGCCAAGTACTGATTTCATTTAGCAATGATTCATCAGGACCTAGTTCATTATCCCAACCGGAACTGTCTGACTTCCACATTGTGAAGTCATACAATGCTTGAACAAATTCTAAGTTCTTAAGAACTCTATTGCCCTTTGCATTGGAGTTGAAGTATCTTAGCTCAATAGTGTTATTGTGCATAAGGTTAATACCTTGATACTTGCTTGAGTTGTTAGCACGTCTTGAACGAACAACCGCTGCAATAACATTAGGCACATCGTGGTAATCCAATTGGTCCCAAGATGTCCAGCTGTTGCTTGGTCGTTGTGCAATGTATCTAAGCAATCCGTTTGCATTCCATTGCAGTGCTTGTAGCGCTGACAAGAATGTATAACCGTGTTGCTCAGTGAATGCGTCCCATGGTATATGTATGTGAATACCTACACCACCAACACTGTGTGCTTTGTAGTTTTGCTCAGTCATGTACCAGAATGTCTTAGGAGCATTTTGCCATGCTCTCATAGACATTGGCTGAGAAATAAACTCAGCACCAGTAGCTGATGGTAGTGAGCCATCATGTTTGATGTACATTAACTGTGGTGCTACATCATGTGACATATTACGATAGTCATTAGGATGGAATGTTTCTAATGTTCTCTGGAACAATTGCATTGGTCCAACATTAGATTGTTCTCTAGTATCTCTAGCAATAAGCTCGAGCTCTAGACCCATAAACAATCCATACTCTCTGTGCCATGATGTACATCTATGGTTAGGTATATCATGGTCAGAACAGTAAGCATAGTCACCACTTGAGCCTTCTGTATATGTTGAGTAATATTTTCCATCAATATAGTCAACATAATAGAAGTCTGGTCGATAGTTGTATGAGTTCTTCTCTTTGTTTAGGCGTATGCCATGAGAAGGTTCAAGCCAACCATCGTCAGTTACTCTACTCTCTGCTACTCTACTTGAGTATCGCATTCTGAAATTACGGTCTTCCATCATAGAGTCAATCCACATAGCAATGTGGTCGCCTCTCGTATCGTCTGACCTGTATTGAGCAGGAAATGCATCAAGTATAGGACTGTACATATCCAAGAACTCTAATCTCTCAGATGAGTTAGTTGTCATTTGACTAGCAATAGCATCCTTACGTAACGTAGTTAACGTAAAGCCAATGTTCATTCTTGCTGACATAGGAAGTTTCCTAAGCCATGTAAGATAACGTCTGGTCTCTACTGGTAACTTAAGGTCATTGACATCAATGTCGATGTTGTTTTCCTCTAGGAACTCTTCATCAACTCGCCAATCATAGTCACGTCTACCAACTGGTTTATCACCAGTATCGTCAACGTGTCTTAGTCTGATTGGTCTGTCATTGGCTGCAACGTCCATATCTTCGTTATTATTGTAACTAGCTATAATCCAAGACTTTTGCCAAGGGTTATAAGATAGTCCATAAGTAGCAATACATTGATAGCAAATTCTGCTTCTTGTATTTTGATAGCTACGTACTTTGTACCAGTCAAGCATCATTACATCATACTTGTGATGACACAAGTTACATGCAGAGTACTTACGGCTGTTAGCCCATTTGACTTTACTTATCCAGTTGCCTGAATAGTCGTCAAATACTTGACCACCAGTTGACCTACCATACCAATAACCTCTCTTAGCTGAGAACCAACTCTTAGCTCCAGCTGACTTGTAATAAAGTGAGTCGTAACTCAATTCATTACCATTGCCAGGTAAGGCATATGATATGTAGTTATCAGTAACCATAGGAATACCAATGTATCGTAATGGTAAAGTGTCCCATTGTTTAGGATACATTTGATATTGGATATGATTTCTAAACACAGCACTAATCTCTGACTGTGAATAGTCATCAGCATCCGCAATACCACTGGATATAGTCTCATAATGAGATATCCAAGTTGCTCTTGGGTTACTGTAATTAACAGCTCCGAATCTATCTGACAATAGATTACGTAACCAATTAATTCTGGAACCGTATGTATAGTTGTTTTCCAATATAGAGTAGAAAGGTTCAGCCACGAATACTGAATATAAACTATACAGTACTTCTATGACAGCCTCTACATCTACATTATGATTACTTGCGTAAGCATGTGCTCTATTGGATACAACATCCTGCATACTGCGTTTCCATTTCATAGATGCCCCATGAAAGTCTCTAACATTTTCTGATGTTAGTGACTCAATGAGTTCGGCAACGTCAATAGATACAATTGCATCGTACTTCTTCTTACTACCAGTAAGGTTAGGAGTTTCACGCAACCATCTATTGTAAGTGTGCTCAGTATTGTTTCCATGAAGTGGGTGGTCTGCACCACCACGACTTTCATCTACAATATTGAGATACTGTGCCTTAATATGGTCATACGGGAGCTTAGACCCCCGTATTTTGCCTGTATATTCGGACATTAATTTGTCTCCTTTGTATTTTTATTTATTTGTAATTAGAAAGGAAGCTGTTGTTGCTTCGTTTCTTTTTTCTTGGTTGACTTTTTAAAGTCAGCTTCTGCTTGTATCTGAGCAACTTCGTACTCTGAAGCTTCTGCCATATAATTACCAAGTTGACAATCGTCAGTACATGTTCTGACACCCCAGACTGTAATAGCGCTATCACAGTCAAAGCATCTCCATATACCGTTCTCATCAATTTCAGCCCATAGACCGTCCATTGCATCTTCAATGGTTTGGTAACCAGTGTTAGCTTGCAATGTTTCCCATGTTTTAACGAATGCATCATCTTCGAGCAATTGCTTGTCATAAGTCAATCCCTCATATCTGATTGCTTGTCGCTCTAAATGAGCTTGAGCTTCGTCATTGAGATGGTCATCGTAGTAAACGATTTCACCAGTTAAAGGGTCAACATACCCTTCAGCTCTAGTGTCAATCAAGTCGCTGTCTCTTGAGACAGGTGGTTGATAACCGTTCCACTGCTTGCCAGTCTTGTATGGGTTATATGTCTTAACTATCTTAGGTCTACAATAAGATGAGTTTGAATACCAAACTTTCCCATCATATTGACCAAAGTGAGAGTTAATTATATATGATTCTCTCTTGTGCGCTTTGCTAGCAGACAAGAACACAAACTTGTTGTGTCCAATAATATCTCCAAGCATTTCTCGCCAAGCTTCATCATCTAACACTGCATCAAGGTCTGTGTGGTTAAACAACATCTCATTGATGTATCTTGTGTCAGATATGTCTTGCTTTGCAGGTGGTATAAATGCGCTAGGCAATATACCATTGTGTGCAAACACAAGGTCTTTTCTTTGTCTTCCGTTACTCATTACTTTGAATGGGTGTACATTTGGTATACATACAGAACCGTGTGTAGCGATTCTTGTGTGTACCAATATGTCGGAATGACCATACTCTTCAACGATTCTGTCAAAGTTCATCTTGAACTTTTGCATCTTCATTGTCTTGTAGGTCTTTACTTTGCCGTCATCAATGTAAGCGATACCGCCACCATCTGGGTTGTTTTCCCACATGGATGTCAAAGCACCGTCATCTATTGTATGTCCGGCTGGTACTGATGCGATTATACACATAAGTTATCCTCCTATTGTTATTATTATTTTATTGTATTGATTAAAGTATATCACCATTTGACATTGCTGTCAAATCCTCTACAGAGTAGAGTTTCTGATACCATGGACTAATCCATAGACCATCATGATATAAATTAAATGATTGTGAATAGCTGAATCGCCTTACAGATGTAAATGCATTCATACTACTCCAATCGGTTAATACCATGTTTGCAAGCATAAATGCTTCACTAGCACTCAATTGATTGAATACTTCCGGAACTGCATCTATTACTTCTAACATAGCTCTGAAGAATTTTGCATCTGTTTTAACAGTAAAAGCATTTGTTTCAGGTAGGTTTATCCAACCATCCTGTATAAACTTAGCTTCCTTTGCTAAAAGGTCAGCATACTTCTTCAATTGTTTTCTATCATTACTTGTTAAGTAACTCATTGTTATAGTCTCCTATATTTTATTTATTTTATTGTGTAGCAATTGATGGTCCAACGCTTTCGCAGCTGAATGCTCTCTTGCTCTTTGTTCTTGTCTAGCTTTCTTAGCTAAACGTGCATTTCTGGCTTTAGATTTTTTCTCGATAGAATACTTTCTACCGCCATTGTGCTTTGGTTTACGACCCAAGCTAAATTCGTCTACCATTTTTTCAAATGTAGATTCTTCTGCTTGATTGTCGTCAATCATTCCAAGCTCGTGCTTAATTTGATTGTTTAGTTTCATTGTTATAGTTTCCTATTGTTTATATATTTTAAGCATACGGAGTTATGGGTGCCCGCCCTGTCAAAAACACTGCAGGCTCCCAGCCCGTCAGTATGCTATATTATGTATTTGTTACTTAAATTGTATAAGTAACTTCAAAGATGAAAATGGGGATGTCTCCACATAATCAATACTTTGATTTGAGTGTGTTCTTAGAAATGGGCTATTGTTTAGCTTATCTCTAAGGTCCCATAACTTTTGAACTTCAAAAGCTACTTCTGACCTACAAGCATTAACATCAGTCATATCTAACAACAAGTTATTATTTCTGACTCTTGCAGCAATTCTTTTCCAAGCAAATGCTTCAATGTCAAAATTAATAAGAAAGAGTAACCATGAGTTAAAATAGTGTCTCTTCTCTGAACATAGAGTTTGCACTGCATCTCTACATGTTTCAGAGTCATGAACCATTTCTCCAAACTCATTCTCTTTCATAACACATGTGCCTTTGTATTTTTCAACAATTGCATCTAGGTTATTTTGTCTTACTTTGTACAATCCAGCTATTGAATCACAACGCTTACAGAAACAGAATGTGTCATACACATGCTCTCCTGTTAAGTCATTAAGCATTTCATTAGCTTCTTTGTTTTGTACTTTTGTGTGGTTTGTTCCACTCATGAGAATAGTTTCCTATTGTCAATTTATTTTTTTGTATTTTCAAGTAGAAGCCGATTGCAGTGGACTGAGCCACTGTTTAGTTTTAAGCTAAGTTCTTAATCAAAGCTTCAGCATTTGCTATCTGACTAGCAATAACTATCTGCTTTTTCTTAAGGTCCTTAACTGCCCACTTAGTGTTAAGTACTTTACCACCTTTGTATTTGTCCCCAATGTTGGATTTAAGTACAGTTTTGACTGCATCCTTATTGGCTGACTTTACTTCAGCAGCTAAGTTTCCACTCACATAGTCAAGCGCAAAGTTAACATCATCAAGTTGCATTTGCAATTGACGATAGTTTCTTCTTGCTCTTCTAAGTGGAGATACTTTATCAAGCTCTTGATGCAGTGCATAAATAATTGAGAATTTGTCAAATCCTCTATCCTTAGCTACAGCATACATAGGAGCTCTGTGCTTATCCAGAATGGCTTTCTGGTTATAGCAAGCTTCTATCTGAGCTTCTTTAGTATCTTGGATGGCTTGCTCACATCTTCTTGGTGAACCGTCTGCCCATGTGCTAGCACATATGAAACAGTCTCCATAAAAAGACATGGCTGGTCTAGAGTGAGTTGCCTCAACTTCTGACTTACCATCCCCGATGTTTGTCACTTTGTACAGATTACGCATTTCTACTTCTGTATAGACACCGTCTATGTTTTTGTAGAATCGCTTACCTGTCCAGCATGGCTTGACATCGCTGATTACCATACCCTCAGAGTCTCTGACAGTAATACCAAGCTGCTCATGACCTAGCTCTGGAATGTAATTTGCTTCTGCAAATACTTTCTCGAACTTGCCATAAACAGACTTGACCTGTGCAAAGGTTCCCTCTGGATATGAATTTAAGATACTTGTAAAAGTACCTGGGACGATACCTTTGAATTCCCAAACATGGGATTCATCAGTAACCCTGATTACAGCCTCTCTCAAGGCCTCCATAGATGGAGAGTACAACTTCTGCTTTGCAGCATCAATTGTCTCACATCCAAGGAGTGCGAAAAAGAACATGAACTTGTTCACATTCATTTCTCGACTTAGTATTTTTCTGAATGACTTCAAAAGAATACCCCTTTCGGATTAACCCGGTCTAACTTTTGTTAGACAATTACGGGTGGGCCTAAGCCCATACTGTGTACCTCGCTACAATACACACTATGGACTCAGCCCACTGTAATCGGCTTCCAGCTTGTTATGTTCTCTAGTTTGTTAAGTTGGTACTAGAAACCTGCTTATCAGAGCAGTTTTATGTCATGCTCAGGACGGTTTAGTTACTTGCCACTTGCGTGTGGATTACGGCTGGTTGAGTGACAGAGATTTCCAGCATCTCCGGACAGTGTCAGGCACACTATTCCTCTTCGGTGAGGGGACCGTACAGTTCCTCAGCTTCTTTGAGGACTGCGTCCATCTCTTCGATGGAATAATGCTTCCAGTCAATGTGACGTGGTCTAACACCTACAACATCTTTGTAGAAATCTGAGAATCTACTGTAATGTTCCATGCGCCAGAACTCGTCTACTGACTGAACATCCATCAAGCGAATGGTATAAACAATGTCAGGAATGTTACCGTAGTAACCGTCTTCCTTCCACCATTTAGGCCTCGCTATCAGGACCCAAAGCGCAATTAAATACGCCTTGAGCATAGCCATAACTATCACCTCCTTTCGGTTCGTATAGTCGGATAGGCAGATATGATAAAGCCCACCATTGCTGATGGGCTCTACATAACTGTTTAGTTATTGCTGGTTGAGTAACAGAGATTGCCAGCATCTCCGGGAAGCAATTAAGCTGTTCTACCAAAGGCAGCCATATTGCCACAGTCATAACAAATGTTATGAAGTTGACCTTCGGCTAACCCAAGGACGATTCCATCTGTACCAGAATGTACAATGTGAGACGCTGGGTCTACAGTGTTACATTCCTTACAGATTTCTTCTGCCATTACTTCACCTCCTTTCCTTTTCAGATAGTCGATGATATAGATAAGTCCATGCTCACTCTTGCAAATGAGCATGATTTATCTACTTTGTAAATCTGCTGCAATCTTTACAGCAATTTGCTCTTAAGTCCCCTTCCCAATAGTGGTAACTTAACCAACTATCTCTTGGGAAAGTATTGTAGGCAATCCATCTCATTGCTTTTGCAATAGGATTATTAGATTGTCCACCAAAGAACAGAAATACAAAGTCATGTATCATAGTTTCCATGTCTTTATCTTTCTCTTATCTAATCGTATAGATAAGTCCAAGCCCACCTGTTAAGATGAGCTTGATTTATCTACTAGAACAAGTTCTTGTAGTATCTGTCTAATGGGTCAGATACATTGAACTTTGCCATTAGCCACTCAGTTGCATATAGCCATACCCATCCAGCTAAGAGTGTTACCCCTAAGCCAAACAGAAATGACATAGCAATTAGCCCATAAATTGGGTCTGACTGTGTCATACTGTCTCCTTTCTTAGTTTTTCTATGTTACATATGTGACATATGTTCATAGCTTTTGTTGTTGTTTGCATTACCATAAAAGACTTGTTGTGTCTTTTACAGCGTATCTGTTGTACGGTCATATCCGTCCTTTCTTTATATTTTTGATTATATAAAAGTATATATCGACCAAACATGCCTGGTTCTGGGTGATTATTGAAATAATATAATAAACTCTACAGTTGCCTATAGAGTCTATATATTATCTAAGTCAATCTCTTGATAAGGTAGAGTTACTACTTCATCTTGTAAGTTATATACTATTTGAATATCTTTAATCTTGACATCTTGTTTCTTAGATATCAAGTTAGCATAAGCTAGACATTGTATATAGTGCTTATAAAGATTGCTTGAGTTAGGATTTCTATAATTCTTGAAGTCAGCAATAGTTACTGTATCATCATCATTGTAGATAACTATATCAGCAGTTCCACCGATACTAGCATCATAAAGACTAGAGCCAGTTTCAGCATATACACTTACTTCAATATCATAGGTTTTGTTATTTAGAAATTCTAAAGCCTTAGCTATTGCAGTATCAATTACATCAATAACTTCTTGAGTTATATCGTGCTTAAGACTTGATTTGGTCTTAGCCATTAATATTGCATTAACATAAGCAGTATTTCTATCTAACTTATTATTTACATAATACTCAATAAAGTAATGGACAGCATTTCCAACAAATAACATATATTTGTTAAATTCACTTTCTTTACTTACATAAGTATTAAATTTATGGTTAAAGATGACATCTCTAACATCTTTTGAAATAGGTAAATATTTCATAGATGAAGGGGATATCATTCTCTTAAATGTAGCCATTTAATTTATCTCCTTATATATTTATTGTATTTTATAATGAAAACCAACACAAATAGCGTGCTGGTTATTTAACTTGTTAAATACCATTCTTACCTATAAAGTAAAAATGTTATACCCCAGGGGTGGTACTTGTATTAAACAAATAGTTATAGGCGAGGCCAAGCGGTGTCCATATAATTTTCTGGTTTTTCGATACTTGAAAATCCTTAGTTTCGTCCTAGGGGCTGGTAAAATCAAGCGTATGGCAAGACCTACCAAACTTACACCCGAAGTGCAGGAAAACATATGTAATTGGCTAAAACTTGGTTACTACCAAGAGGATGCCGCTATTATGGCTGGTATTTCCCCCTCTACTTATTATGAATGGATGAAAAAAGGGGATGACGAAAGCAAGCAACTAGAGAGTGGCAAAGAGCTCCCGGCACCAGCTAATGACAATTCCCTTATTGCCCCTTTGGACGAAGCCCAAGAAGGTGAGGTTATTTTGCCGTTTTTGGAGTTTTCGGAGGCAGTAAAAAAAGCAAGAGCCGAGGCAGAAGGCGCACACATAAGGAATATTAGGAAGGCTGCTGACAATGGAGTATGGCAGGCTAGTGCGTGGTTCTTGGAGAGAAGTTTTCCTAGGAAATGGGGTAAACGAAGCCAGCTCGAAATTGCGGCTGGAGATTCAGACGAGCCAATCCAATTCGAAATTAATTACGGAGATTAAAAAGCGCTTTTGCGCCTAGTGTCACGCACATATCTTCTGGTTTTTCCTTGCCCATCCCAAACCTACATCTAATTTCCTAATTTTCGTATTCGCCATGATATTAATAAGCCTTTTTGTAATCCTTTTTTCGAACAAATGTTCGAGTACAGTATCTATATATGGATTTACATACAGAACTAGCTGATTTACTAGCAGTACCTAGTTTTTATAAATATGCTAACTGTAAGGGAGTTAATCAAGATGATTTCTTTCCAGAGCGAGGAAGTTCAACAGTTATTGCTAAAAAGATTTGTGGCGAATGCAAAGTCCAATCCGAATGTTTAGAATATGCGGTCGAACGCAAAGAAAGATTTGGTATTTGGGGAGGTAAATCAGAGAGAGAACGCAGAGCTATTCGTAGAGAAAGGCGTAAAAATGCAGAATCTGAGTGATTTTATCTTTATAGACTTTGAAACAACAGGTAGAGATTTAGCAGGAAGATACTATTTCGACAAAAATGTACCAAAACAAGACGCAGTACAGATAGGATTAGTGTGGTATGACGGTTTAGAGTTCGAATCTGCGCACTCTTACATCAAACCCCCTAGTGCTTACTTTAATTTAGAATGGTCTTTTGCTTCACCAAAAAAAGAATATAGCGAAAATGCACCAACTTTTGATAAATTGTTTCCAATATTAGTAGGCTTAGTAGGAAAAAAGACATTTGTAGCTCATAATGCTAAGTTTGATAAAAAGGTTATGGAGGATACTTTAGATTATTACAACAAACCAATGTTTACTAATGAGTGGTTATGCACTAAAGATATGTCTAAAGAATACTTTAATTCCCCAACAAAATGTTTTGACACCTGTAGAAGTGAATGTTCAGGTCATACATTAAGTCATTTACATCACGAATTTGGTTTTGGAGATTATTTAGAGCACGACGCAGTTGCAGATACTATGGCAGTTGCAAATATATTCCAAATTCTTTACAAAGATAAACCAGCACAAGAAAAACCTGATTGGATTTTTGTATAAAAACAAAATTGTGTAATAATTATTTTACATAGATAGCCTCCTTGTTGTTTATGTATGTATGTACTGAAAGAGACAAGTCCGTCCTGTGAGGCGGACTCTCTTTTTAAATACCACTCCCCTATGATATAGTTACAATTACGATGATTAAAGACTATATTTTTCCAAGCAAAAACAGATTTAAAATAGTAGGGGATACCGAAGAACACTTCTTAGTTGAATATTATAAAACTAATCAGTTAGTTGAAGAATTTTATATTCCAAAGCAAGACGACCCAGATACTATTAGAATTGCATTGATGTATTGGTACAGCCAAAGATTTTTAATCAAGGTACCCTCAAATACCACTTTCTCAAGTACCAAGAGCTAAAGTTAAATTGTCGGCATCCACACCGACCTCCTCCCATCATCGGCTCTTCTCAGGAAGAGCTGTATCTAATTTCAAATTCTGTTAATATATTTTTATGAAACAGTACAGACCATTACCTAATAGTTTAACTATTAAACAATCAGAAATAGAAGGATTAGGTTTATTTGCAAAAGAATTTATTTCAGCAGGAACTAATCTTGGAATATCTCACGTAGCTTCAGAGAGGTTTGAGAATGGTTGGATTAGAACTCCACTTGGAGGATTTGTAAATCATTCAGATGAACCTAACTGTAGAACAGTATTAAAAAAAGAAGAAGTATATCTTGAAACTTTTAAAGATATTCAATCAGGAGAAGAACTTACTTTAAAATATACTTGGTATCAAATATGACAACTTGGGATGCTGAAAATGAAACTTGGGAAGAATTTAAAAAAAGAAGAAGTAAAAACTCTGGTATATCCGGTATGGGTCAGAAAAAGCGTGAAGGTACTGGAAAAATAAATAAATCAGCTCTTAGAGAAAAAGCATTAAAACGAGCAAACTATAGATGTGAGTGGCCCGAGTGCGATACTACACAATGGTTGGAGATGGCACACATTACTGGAATTGGAATGGGAGGCATGAATCGAAATATTTCGAACGATGAAGGTAATGTTGCTATCTTTTGTAAATTTCATCACGATATTTTTGATGGCAAAACTATATCTGGACAAAAAAGAGAGTACACTAAGTTTGTAAGAGCTTACTTGGGGAGATATGCCTAGATACGATTATAAGTGTTTACTTTGTGAACACGTTTATGAAATAGAACATAAAATTACAGATGACCCAGAAATTTTGTGTCCTAAAGATTCTTTTATTTGCAAAAGACAAATTTCAAAAAATGTCACATTTGAGACTCCTATGGATGTAGAATTTACACAAGACCCTTCAACATTAAGTGAAAAAAGTTTTGCTCAGGTTGAAAAAGCAAAAAAGACAAAATACAGATGGTAGGAGTATATGGATTACGAACACATTTCAGAAGAAGATAAAATTACAATTATCACAAATCAATTAAAACAAATGGAGGGACAACACTTTAGCTTGTCTTTAGTAGAACCCTCTAGACTTCAAGATGAACAACAGCATATGGTTTGGAGACAACAAGTTATGCAAATAGAAAAAAATATTGAACTTCTTCGTAAAAATAAGTCAAAGTTAGAGAATGGCTAAATATGCGCCGAAACTTCCTGGATTACATGATGCGCAGAGAGCTGTTGCAGATAGTGAAGCAAGGTGGAAGATTCTTTGTGCTGGTCGCAGGTTTGGTAAAACTAGACTCGGTGTTCAATTATGCATCGAAACTGCCTTGGCAGGCGGTAGAGCTTGGTGGGTTGCTCCTACTTTTGCTATTGCTCGTGTTGGCTGGAGGGCGTTAGAAGCTGCAGCACTTTCCTTTCCTAAAGAAATTGAACCAAAAATTTCAATCGCCAATATGGAAGTACAGTTTCCTAATGGTGGTTTTATTGCTTGTAAGTCTGCTGATAATCCGCAAAGATTAAGAGGTGAAGGTTTAGACTTTATCGTTATTGATGAGGCAGCTTTCGTAAAACCTGAAGTCTGGCAAGAAGTACTACGTCCTACATTAACTGAAAGAAAAGGTTCTGCTTTATTTATTTCCACCCCTCTTGGTATTGGTAATTGGTTTTATGATTTATGGCAAAACGCAGAAGAAAGAGAAGATTGGGAAAGATTTCATTATTCAACTGTAGACAATCCAAATATTGACCCAGAAGAAGTTGAAGCAGCCAAAGAAGAAGTTGGTTCTATTGTTTTTGCTCAAGAGTACATGGCAGAGTTTATTGAAGCAGGTCAAGGTTTATTCAAGCAGGAATGGTTTTCCTATTATGATGTTATGCCTAATGGTAACTACGTAGGTGGTGGTAATAACTTTGCACCAAGAGATATGCAACACTTTGGAACATTAGACGTTGCTGTAACTACTGAAGAAAGAAGTGACTACACAGTAATAATAAGTTTTGCTCAAGCAAACGGAAAACTTTATGTAGAAGATGTAGTAAGGAGAAAAATGGAATCTCCTGATATTATTCCTGAAGCTAAAAGATTAGCAAGCCAAAATAACTGGTCTCATATCTGTATTGAAAATCAAGGTCTATCAAAACCATTCATTCAAGAAGCTGGAAGGTCTGGTTTAAGAGTTAGAGAAATAAGAGCAGAAAAAGATAAAATAACCAAAAGTTTACCGCTATCAGCTAGGATGGAGGCAGGTGACATCTTGTTTAGAAAAGACGCACCTTGGTTAGCAGACTTAGAAAGAGAGCTGTTAACGTTCCCTGTCGGCAAAAATGACGACATGGTGGACGCACTGGGACTAGCTGCCTCAACTTTGCAGCAAAGAAGAAGTTGGGAAGCTTTTTAATACTGGGAATATATTTTGGAAGAAAAGAGCAGATTACAAAAAGCTTTAGATTTTATTACGCCTTCAAGACGTAACGAAAGTAAAGTACAATCAAATTACAATCAGTTATTTGGCAATGATGCCTCAATTTATGGTTATAATACCACATCAGGTTTTTGGGAAGCAGACAAACTAAAAGAAATAGGAGATGGTTCTGGTAACTCAGCTGTAACAGCATGTCTCAATGTTTTAGCTACCTCATTCGCTGAACCTCAACTTCAAGTAGTAAAAAGAGACCAAACATTTGGTGATAGAGAAGTAGATTATTCTCACCCATTAGCAGAACTTCTTAGAAGACCTAATCCATTTATGTCACATAACTTACTATCTCACTATATTGTTTTAGCTTTAAATACAAATGGAGACTCATTTCTTTATAAAAACAGAAATAAACAGGGTAAAGTTGTAGAACTTATTCCTTTAATGCCCCATCTTGTAGAAGTAAGAGGAAATGAACAACAATTAATTACTCATTATGAATACTACACATATGGAAAAGGTGAATTTGTAAAAATAGATGTTAAAGATATGGTACATATCCGACAAGGAATTGACCCTAATGACCACAGAAGAGGACACGCACCACTTAAATCAGTACTAAGAGAAATCTTAGGTGACGAATCAGCTGGACAGTTCACAACTGCTCTATTGAACAATATGGCTGTACCGGGTGTAGTTCTTACACCTAGAAGTGATGGTTATGGTGGTCCTACTAAAGAAGAAGCAGAAGCTATCTCTGCAATGTACAAAGAAAAGTTTGGAGGAGCCAACAGAGGTGCTCCTATGGTTTTATCTGGTGCAATGAATGTTGAAGTAGTTTCTTTTACACCAGACCAAATGAAATTAGCAGAACTAAGAAGAATACCAGAAGAAAGAGTATCTGCGGTTTTAGGAGTGCCCGCTATACTCGCCGGCCTCGGGGCTGGATTGAATTCAGCGACCTACAATAATACAAAAGAACTTAAAGAATTTTTTACAGAGCAAAAACTAGTACCAATGTGGAGAACAGTTGCTAACGAATTAACTCATCAATTACTTATACCTGATTTTGGTGATAACGGAAAAATGTGTGATTATGATATACAGTCTGTTAGAGCTTTACAAACTGATGTAGACAATCTTTACAAGAGAGTAAACATGGGTGTATCTGGTGGTTGGATAACAATCGGAGAAGCTAGACAAGTTGTAGGTTTGGATGTTGACGAAAGACATGCTGTATATCTAAGACCATTAAACATGATTCAAGTAGATGCTGATGGTAATGCAATATTAAATGATATGCCTGAAGCAAACAGACAACAAGCACAAGCTGAACAAGAGGGTCAACCTTTACAAGCAGCTGGCTTATCTGAATTACCTGAAGTAAAAGATATTTTAAATTTAACAGCAGTTCCAGCTGAATCTCCAAGAGCAGACAGAATACAACAAACTGAAGAACCTCGTAATGAAGAAAAGTATATTGCTAAGATGCCTAATGGTGCATACTGTGTAATAAGTCATGACACAGGAAAAGTTATTAAATGTTTTGATACAGAAAAAGAAGCAGAAGCTTACTTAGGTAAAAAAGCTGCAGCACCAGTAATGGCTGATACTTATACTACTCCTGAAGAAGCTACAGCAAGAGCAAAAGAATTAGGTTGTGATGGATATCATATTGTTGACAGAGGACCAGCAGGTAAGTTTTATATGCCTTGCAAAAATGACGAAGACTACGATAAGTTAATAAAATCTGCACACCCAGATAGAAATACTTCTAGCAATATGTTTATGTATGACACAATTGAAGCTGCTGAAAGAAGAGCAGAAGAAATGGGATGTTCTGGATATCATGAGCACGATGTAAGAGGAACAACTTACTATATGCCTTGTGCTACACATGAGCAGTTAGAAAGGTCAAAAAAATCTTATCTAGTTGATATAATGGAAGAACTTAAAGTTAGCTTAGAAGAAGCAGAAGTTATTATGGAATCACAATTTAGTATAGAGCCAGAAAATATTAAGAAAGAAAAACCTAAAAAAGATAGAACTAACTTTCCTAGTCCAGGAGATGACAAACAAGTTTCAATATCAAATTCAAAATATAAACAATTTCCATACGGATATGCAAGAGACCTAAAAGAAAATTGGCCTGAGATTTGGAGAAGAGCTGGTAACGGTGGTAATCCTCCTACATCATTTACGGGTAATGATGCTTTTAGAAACTGGACTAAATATAAATCTGGTGATAGAAGTGAATCAGTTCTTAACTGGGTCAGAAGAAGAGAACGTTATATGGGAAGACATCAAGGTAATAACAGACTTAATGGAACTATTGCAAATATTAAATGGGGCGGTGTTTCCAACATTGGCGTTTCTGCAATGAAGAAAATAGTTAATGACCAAAAGAAAGTTGTTAGAGCTAGAAGAAAAGCTGCTGAAAATATGGCTGATGAAATTTATGAAGAAAAATTAGCTGAGACAAAAGCAGTTTCATCTAGAGTAAGAAAAGCTTTAGTTGAAAAAGTAAAAGACCACAATGCTAAAAATCCAAAGTATAGAGCCAACCTTAGAACATTAACATCTGTCTTTAACAGAGGTGTAGGTGCTTATCGCACTAACCCTGGTTCAGTTAGAGGAAATGTAACAGGAGCTGACCAGTGGGGATTGGCAAGAGTTAACGGTTTCTTACACGCATTAAGAACTGGTAGATTTAAAAGAAAACCATATGACCAAGATTTATTACCTAGCAATCATCCATTAAGTTCTAAAAAATCTGGAGATATTGAAGAAAAAGCAAGT